TCAATTACCATGAAAATATCTCCTCTATTTTCAACCATGGCAATTGCTTTTGTTATAATATCTCCATGTTGTTCACCTACTCCGTCAATAATTCCGGGCATAAGTAACATGTTGATATCATATTCATCTGCATTAGCTAAAATGTCAATTGCATCTAAATAAGCAGTTGAACCAGAAGCTCCACCCGCTATATCATCTAAATTAAATCCTTGACTATTTTGTCCATTAATCTTATCGAAGAATGTTCTAGGGTGTTTAACATATCCGTCTGATCCGCCGGAGAAAGTACCTGATACGGCAGCAGGCAAACTACTAGAGAATGCAGCAACTCTTATCTGACCATTTTCGTTTAAGTAGTTATAATTTTCTTTAAATACTTCTACTCTGACATATCGAGACCTATTAGGGAAAGATCCGCTTAACTGTAAGAAAGGAATACCATCAGAATCGTATCTTAATGTGTACATTTGATCGCCAATAACTCTACCAATATAATTGGTATCATTAGGGTCTAAAGTCATATCATTATACTGCTCTACAATTACTTTTCTATTATGTCTGTCATCTCCTCTTCTTATGTACAAATCAAAAGTACCTAAGTCTGTATTAACGTCTCTTATTTCCCATCTTAGATTTTCTCTATTTCCGATGTTCAATACACCTCCTGTTGAGTCATCATTAGGATTACCTATTCCATTATTAGAAGCTATGGAAGTCAATGCAGTATTTCCTACATTACCCGGAGATACTAAAGTTAATTTAAATGTTTGATTTGCTGCTGTAAAATAAGAGCCTGTTAATCTAGCCTTAATTCCAGCGGGAGCAGCAGCGTAGGCGCCTCTAGTTACTACATTTGAACTAGCATACTGATAATTACCAGCAAGAACCCTAACAACAGTTAAATTTTCTGCGTATCTCAAATATTCCTGTGCTACATAGTCCGTTAAGAACTTGTATTGTCTTTCGGATGTACCAGAACCTGAACTAAAAGCTCCACCGAAAGCTCTTAAATATTCTTCGTAAGAAGAAATGGTGGTAGGGACGAATGCAGGGCCTTTTAACGTAGGGCCAACAACCGCCGCTCCAATGGCTTGTATTTCTAAGGGGAGAAAACTCAGGTCTTTTTCTCTAGTAAATACGCCAGGACTGACTATTCTTTCTGCCATTTTTTTGTTTTTGTCAATTAAATATTATACTAAGAATTAATAATAAATTCTCATTTGTTATAAATATGTTTTAAAAATCTCAAACAATTAAAAAAATAAGAAATTAGAATAATCTTTCAGACATGTTTACTTTTTTTATTGAAAATGCTTTTTGAATAGATGATTTTCTTTCTACAAATGCCGGCATAAGCGTTGCTAAGACTCTCAATCTTGTAGATGCTTTTACAATCCTTTCTTGTTTTGATATATTGACCGTAGAAAAGAAGAAATCTTCAATGTTTGTAACAAATTGATAGTCATTTCCCCATACAAAATTATTTACAGGAATAAATAATTCTACCACTTTATTTAATTGCTCATTAAAATCTGTCCAAATGTTTAAATCATAATAAACGTAATAATATTCAGGTATTAATGATATATATATTTCTTGTTTTGGTAATTCTAAATCTCCTCTATTTGCAAATGCGTATCTATCGCTGTTTTGAGTATATCCTTGTCTATAGTAAACTCTACTAGAAACTCTATTGTTTACGTCTAACTTAGCAAAATCTTTATACTCTTCCATTCTTGTCCGAGATAATGTAATTACAGGACAAAGAAGTTTGTTTTTTTCATCTCGCATAAAACCATTTGATTGAATTTGAGACCAGAGTTCTCCGCTACCATACATTACAGGAACATCAATCATTCTATCTCTGTCTTGAACCTCTGGTTTTATGGAATTTCGTATGTATTGAAGTATAGAGTAATCTACATCATATATTGTAATTTCGGGAATCTTAATGTAATCGTCATCTTCTCTAGTCTGCTCTCCTCTATTTACTTGATTTCTGTAGAGTTGATTATATACCGTAGGATTTATCGTAGATTTAGCCATTTTAATATTTGTTTAGTTCATCATACGCGTCATTAATTCCGGACCTATAATCAGTGGTAGTTAAGTTTGTCTTTCTACTTAGGTGAGCTTGAGCTATTACGGAAATATTGTAACCAAATTCAGATTCTTCGCCTAAGACATGGGGTATATATGTTTCCGGATTTCTACCAAACCATGTATTATCAGAAAAAACGTTATTTAATTCGTAAAAATCCATATCAAAAAAAACATAATCTCCGGGTTCTATGACCAAATCTATTTTTAATAAATCATCTCTTAAGAAATAAAAAGTAGCCTCTCTTTCAAAATCTAGTCCAAAATCTGTATCTATTGTTTCTTTTGTTCCTCTTTTTATTATACAATTCAGCCTAGTTGCATTATAAAAAACTTTACTTGGTGCTTCTCTATATATATTTTCTCTAGTATCTTCTCTAGATAATTTGTAAAGTTCTACCTCTAAGGCTATGACTTTATTTACTCTTTCTCGATTTATGCTCCTAACTAAAGAAGCATCTCTACCACTTCCAAATAGTGCCATTATCCTACGTATATTTTAAGTGGAATTACTGCTAAAAATTTTTCGTGAGCTTCTGATTCAGCCATCTTTCTTTCTAATTGAGATTGTCGACTAAATTGATCTAGCTCTATTCTAAGTACATCTATTAGTCTTTGCTTTTCTTCATTTACCGAATACATTAAATCTTCTGTGTTCAATACAATCTCTTCTTCTAATCCCGGAAGAGTTTTATATTTTCCTCTAACGTAAGCAAGCATTTCTTTAGATAAGACTAACGTATATTTTTTTATCCACTGCTTACCTATGTCATTTATGCTAGAGTATGGTAAAGTAAAATAAGGAATAGTTGCATGGCTATTTATTTTCCCGGAACCACCTTTGCCTAAATTTTTATATTCGGAATCAAGCGTGTACTCAAACCAGATTCTGTAATCGTTTACGGGAGTTGGAAATATTCTTATTCTGTTGTTAATTATTTCAAAGCCGTATGCAGATTTTCTTATTTGATCATTAAATTCTATGGCTTGCATCCTAAGAATATCATGGTGCATAGGCATTAATAAGAAATTAACTCCAGGGCTAAAATTACCAAATCCAAATTGGTCAAGTAAATTTTGACTACCCAAGCCTGTTCCTACGAAAGGATCAAAATATTTAACAATTGCGGGTGGAGCATTGTGAATCATCTTTCTAATGACAAACTTATCCGTAGAAGGATTTCCGGACTCTAAAGTAACTCTACTAGTATCAAGAAGACTATAAATCTGTTTTCCTTCCTTTACCAATAGAGAGCCTGTATAATAAGTTGTTCTACCTCCTACTCCTATTTCGGTACCATATTCAGCAGATACCTCCAAGACTCCGGCTATAGAATTTGTTACTGCTTCTTTTTCTAATCTTAGGGAGCCGGTATTAATCCCCATCAGGCCTAATATGTTATCTTTAGCGGAGTGTGCGTTAACTTGGTTGCTGTACTCCGAAATAGATTCCTCAAATGCTGTGTAAAAGTTTATATCTTGTAGTTCGACGTCTGTGAGAGGATAACCTAATCTTCTAGCGCACCAAACAGCTACTTTAGGAGCGTCCTTTTGAAAATTTCTATCCTTGTCAAATATTCCGAAAGGAGTAGATCCAGATACTGCACTACCACTTCCAGGCCAAATAGGTATATGAACTGCCATCTGTTGTTTACAATAAATAGTACGGAAAAAGTCTTTTATTGCAATTTACTCAGACTTAATATACTTGTCTTATAAAGGATACTAGAACATAACGTACTCCGGATGTTACAGGTCTTGCCCCATGTCTGTGTGTTATTTGTCCGGGGTGAATGGTTATTTCCCCTATGTCTCCTTTGACTAATTTTTTTTGTTTTGAGAACCAAGTACCTCCTCCTTCGTATTCATCATTTAAAGTGAGTACGGTAGAAAATGCAGAATCGTCATGGTGTAGAGATAAGTGTCCTTGATTTTCCGGTGTGTATTTTATAATAAAGTTTTCAGAGCTAAATTTTTTCCATTTGTCTCCGGTAAGTACAAAATTAGATTTTACGAGGGGATATATGTAAGTATTTAAAAACATGTCATAAGCATCATGTAATTGAAATTCATTGATTAACATGTCATGAGTTGGATAATAATAATGTCTATCTTTTGTCCATTTTCCACATTCTTCTGCTAATCTTATAACTTCATTGCAAAATTCTTTTTTAAATGCATGTAAATGTAAGACATCAGGTATAGGTTCATCTACAATTAAATCATATTCTTTATTCTTTAATGCAGGATTGATATACATGGATGACCATTTATCTACATCTTTTGTTAGATAGATGTTAGATGCAAATGAGTTACTTGATGTTTTACTTGTTTTTGCATTACTTGTTTGACTTACTATGCATTCTTTTAAACTATATGCATTCATGTCTTTCCATATAAATGTTAAATCATCTCTTTCATTATTATTTGAATATGTTGATGCTATAAAGTCATCTACGGGTAAGATGTATTTTTCAAAGTTCTGTTCTAGTATTCTTTCTATTCCTAATTTTGATAACATGTAGGCATGAGATAACCATGAGTATCCTGGATGTACATATAATTCATTTTGTATGTCTATGTCCCCGCCGATTTTTTGTCTTCCTAAATATAATAAGCCCCAATCGTACAATGCTATTTCTTTCGCGGGGAACTCTCCATCTACTTTAAAATCATCCTCTAAAATTAAAATAGAATCATAATTTTTCTTTTTAGCATCTTTCCATACAGACAAATGAGATAAAGCACATCCAATTTCTCCAGGCAATATATCCCGGTTATAATATGAATTACTATGATTATCTATTTTCCAACTATTGTATAAAGACCAATCAAAATCTACTTTAACATTTCTACCATCAATAGCTTTAAATAAATGAAACTCACCCGGTATAATACCTAGCTTATTAAATTCGGAGGTGTATTTAGTAATAGCTTCATCAGATACATCAAAAGTTATAACATAAACAGCATCTACTTTTAATTTATTTTCCATGACATTAGTATTTATAAATTTTTTAGCAACGACTACAGGATTAAAATCATCCATTGACTTATTACTTGTTATAGGATTACTTAAAATTTGAAAATCTTGATTATATGTTATACATGATAGCCAAGAATCAAAATCAATATAATTAAAAATTGTTTCTCTCAATCCTGCTCTTAATCTAGTAATAGGAATTAATCCTAACATTTGCATTTCAACAGCAGATACACAAAATGTTTCATCATAATTAGAAGGATATAACCAATACTTCTTATTACTTGCAAAGGTAATTAATTCTTCTTTACCTAATGACCCATAATAATATACATTTTTATAAGTATTTTTTACATGAGAGAAATGCTTCTTATAAAAGTCCTCTCCATACTTAGGTGTTAGAATGTATAATTTTGACATCGGTTTATGATATAGAATCTTTCTCCAATGTAATAAAATTTCATTTAATCCTCTTTCTGCATGAGATATATAAATGTAAGAATCATCAAGCTTTATTTTATCTGACTTTTCTATATGTTTTACTGTATTGTATAACATGATAGAGGGAACATCTGGAAAATGATTGTCAAATTCTCTCTTATGATACTTAGATACGCAAATAACACTCTTGAATTTAGGATGTTTAAATACCCTTTCTTCAAGACTTGCTACATCTTCACCCTTGTAATAATTGTAAAAAAAGGGGTCTGTATTATGTATCCAAAAATAAGATTGCTGATAACTTTTTTCTGATATCAAATCTATATAATGAGTGTAATTCAAGGCAATTAATATATCAGCCTCTAAGTTATAGTCTTTAGAGTAAATGACCTCATTTAAGGCATTCTCCTGAACTTTCTCTCCTGTTATAAACACAGCGTGCCCTAAGGATGATAAAGCCTCTGAGAAGTGACGTAAAGCCCATTCTGTGCCGGCGAAATCTTTTCCGCCGGCATCAAAATGGGCATAATATCCAACATAAAACTTAATTGTCATGAATTACTACGAATTAGGGTATAAATATTTAAATATATCATCTAATGCTTCGTGTCTATGGTTTGTGGTAAGAGTTACGCAATTGACGTACCTACTTTGATTTATAATAGGAACAACTTTTATTGCAGATTGTTCCTTGTTTCTTAAGTCTATCTGATTTTCGTCTCCTGTGAAAATCATAATTGTGTTTTTGCCTAGACGGCTTATACACATGGATAGTTGCTCCTTAGTTAAGTTCTGAAATTCATCTATAATACAAACAGAATCATCAAAAGTTCTACCTCTAAAGTGAGCTAATGATACAAGTTCCACTGATTTGTCCGTATATAATCTTTCGACGGCTGATTGTTTGGAATATGCTTTAGCTATGTTGTCTTTAATGGGGACTATCCATGGTTCTAGTTTTTCCTCAAATGTACCTGGTAAAAATCCCATTTCTTCTGTGGCTACCATGGGTCTTGTGATAACTATCTTGTTTATCTCCCTTCTGAAAAACTTATCTAAAGCTATTTGAGTTGCTAATAATGTCTTTCCGCTTCCGGGCTTACCGAAAATGAAATTCACTGGATGAGATAAGATTTTGTCTTTAGCTTCTTTTTGATCATTAGATAGTTGAACGTCAAATTTTACCGGATTTTTAGGTATCCTCTTTTCTGTGTTTTCGGCCATTTAGTTTATAATAAATACGTTTTAAAAATTAGTATTTGCTGATATACTGACCGTCTTTTTTTACAGCCGGAGATTTTTTTAGTTTTAAGTAAGGATCATCAACAGTTTTGTGAATATATAAATAATTTATGTTTGACAAAAATTTTTCGATTGATGCTTTTTCATTTGACAATAAAACTATTTTTTGATTTATATAATCTTCCTTATCCGGATTTGTTAGTAGTGCTTGTTCTAAATCATTAATTTTATCATCAATCTTTTTAAGTTCTTTTATTTTTTTGTTTATGTTAGTCATGATTTTTATTTTTTAAAACATAGTAAACACCTATTAAGTTTATGTAAAATAAAAAAAGCGAGGCTTTTTAGGGCCTCGCTTATATATTAATCCTTAAATCAAATTGATTATAATGAATCTAATCCATGAACATAAATCTTTCCGTAGTATTCAGGACGAACCATTTTCTTAGCATATCTCGTCATGATACCTTTTCTTGGAGTGAAGTTTTCTGGATCGTATACAAGAGGAGTCATGATTAATGGAATGTACGGTGCATAAACAGCTCCTGTCTCTAGGAATTGAGCGCCTCTATATCCCATCAATAACAAGTTCTCTGTCATGTATGGATTCTTGTATACAGTAAATCTGCTATTCAACAAGCCTACCTTTTGAACACCCATTGCAAATTTAGCTTGATCACCATTAGTGTCAGCAGCATATCCTGGGATTGATTCTAGGATAGTAGCAATCGTTGGAGATGTAACAATAAAGTTAGCACCACCCCTCATGGTTAATCGATGAATTTCGTTAGATACCTTCTGCATTTTAGTTCCGATAGTTTGGAACCAAGTGCCTTGGTTATAGAATTGACCAGTCGTTGCTGCATTTGTAAATGTGGCTGAACCAGGCTCATATTGGTATCCAATCCTCGCTGACCATCTATCTACTACTTGAGCTTCTGAAACTAACATGTCTAAAATCTCCAAATCAATTTCCTGAGAAATATATTCGGAAAGCATAGAAGTTAATTCAGCTTCAGCATCAATAGAGTGGTATGCGTTAAGATCCTGCGCGAATTCTGGTGTCCATTTAGCTTTTAGCTTACGTGTTTTAGACGTAATGGCCTCAGAGCGCATCTCCAAATTGATTTCTGGAATTGGTAAATCTTCTTTATTACCTCCTGCTTGAGTTTTGCCCTCTTCGAAGTCACCTCTAGTAAGATCGGTAGGTTGTTTGTGGTAATTTACCTTAACGCTAGACATTGTGGTAGAACCAGAAACAATGAATACAATTCTATTGTTAGTCAAGTCATAAGACGTAAACTGTTGGAATGTATCGTTAATGTTAGTTCCTGTTACTGTAAATGCTCTAACTCCTAGTGGATCAAATCCTGAAACAGAGTCAGTGGATACATATACTTTACGTAACTTCGTGTTGCTCTTGTAAGATGCAGAGAAGTTAGTATCATAGTTAATATCAGAAGTCATGTTTACAGATCCTGTAAAGAACTTAGTGGTATTAATTCTACTTATACTACCTGTGAAAGAAAGAGTAGAACTTGAATAGTCATTAATAGAATAGCTAAATCTTCCGGCACCGTAAAGACCTTGAGTACCTGCTGTACCTCCTTTGTCTAAATCAGTAATACCAAATACAGAGTCTTTCTGAGAATTTTTACCTTGATTGGCAAAGAATCCTGGTTGTGATGTACCATATTTGAAATCTAAGAAGAATACTAGACCTGAAGGTAAGTTCATCGGCTGGATGCTAACAAAATCTTTAGCCGCAATAGAAGAGAAAATTCTTCGTACTAAAGGTAATGCTACACCTGCCCATTCTTCTGAATTAGAAGCAGTACCAGTTCTGTTAGCTTCTGTTACAATTTGACGAGCTTGATTTTCTAAAAGTACCGCTAAGTGTGGTTTTTCTCTTTTATCATCTAACCCCTCAAGTAAGCCAGTGGGTTCCCACTTGGCTATGTATTTCATTGATTCCGCTTTTTGTGTCTTGTTATAGTCATACGGAAGCATGTGGTCTAAATTTGCCATATTTTTACTTGATTATACCTGCAAGCTCTTGTAATCTTGCACGTAGATTGTTTGATTCGTTTACAATATTTGATTTAGTAGCAGCAGAAGGAGCTGTACTGTTTGTTGGTTTTGAAGCAAAAGATTCGGTAAGATTTTTAGATTTTTTACCTTTGTTTGCATCTACACCTTCGTGTACTTTAGCATAAGTCGAATATAATAATTTAGCCTCTCTGATTGTTACTACACGCTCAAAGTTTTCTAAAATATCTTTCTTCTGATTTTCTGATAAAGCGTAATTACGGAAAAGTTTAGATGTGTAAAGTAATTTAGAATTTAACAGATTAACTTCTTGAAGCATTCCTTTAAGTTGATTTACAACTTCATAAGCTTCTTTTAATTCGTTTTGCATCTGTTTCATGTCTTTCTTTTCTTCGTCATCACCATCCTCTTCTTCTTCTTCTTTGTCTCCAATAGCTTCAGAGAACATAGATTCTAGAGCACTCATGACATCTTTACGGCTAAAATACTTAGGACCTTGAGGATCTTCTGTATCGCTGTCGTAATTATCCATTTTGTTGTCTCCTGATCCAATGTTAGAAGATTTTAATTCTTCCTCTAATTCAGCTAAGATTTCTTCTAAAGAAGCGGATTCATTTTCTTGCTCTTTACCATCTTCATCATCTTCATTGTCATAAGCCTCATTAGTGTCATCATCTTCTTCTTCTTCCTCGTCATCTCCTTTGGCTTCCATGTTAGTCTTTTTCTTGTCGCCCACAAATTTTCCATCTTTAAATGGATTGCCTCCTTCTTTCATGTCTTTCTTTTCTTCTTCTTCATCATTTTCATGATTACTTTCAAGAAGTGGAGATACTTTGTAGAAGATGGACTCTTCTAAAGTTGCTTTTGCATTTTGCATTGCCGTATCTTTTATGGCTTTTGCATCTGCAATTGCGGATTTTAATAAATCGTTCATGTTACTATTTTGATTGTAAGACTATTGTAAATCTTAAATATATTTTTTAATCGTTTAATCTTATATTAAACAAGATATTATTATCAATAAATATTATTGTTTTTTACTAAAATGCTATTTTTGATGTATTTTATTAATTTTATTTATTTTTTAACTCGATTTATTAAAATCATGGAAAGTATTTATATAAGATTTCTCTATCTTTATATCCTAGAACTTGTTTTCCGCTCTCATGATTTGCTTTTATTTGTCTTAGTTTTCCTATATATTTTCTTAATTGACTTTTAGTAACCATTGGAGATGCCATAAGAAGGCTCAATCTTGCTACTTGAGATGTTTCTATTTCTGCTCTCCTGCCTTTTCCATATACTCTGGTTTTATCAAAAGAAGAAATTGCTATTATAGAGGCCATCCATTTATCTCCTACACTATTAAAAGAAGGTCGTTTGTAATTAAATGAATCTCCTGTAAATTCTATACTGTCTATCTTTGAAACAAGTAAAAATCTCCATCCTGGTCTATTGTTTGGTGTTAGAGTATCTCCTTTTTTTAGCCAAACTCTTACGGCAAAAGGTGTTCCTCTGCTTACTTTAGATACTCCTAGAACAACGGGTTCTACGACTCTTATGCCAGGAGCTAATTCACCCTCATTGTTTCTTGATCCGGAATATTTTACTTTTATTATTAATTTATTATTTATAGCTATTTTTAAATCCTTAATCATATTTCCCGTAGGTTTAAATATAATTTTAGAAATATCTATAGCTTCTTTTTGAAATCTTATTAAATCATTTATTGAAATTTCTTCGTCCTCTTCTTCTTCGAGTTTTATTACTTGTTCAAATCCGTTAAATTCTAAAACGCCGGCCGGAGGTTTAATTTTTTGCGTCTTTCCTGTTCTATCCGACTCACTTAGTTCTGCTTCATTAAATTTCTCGTCTATATTATAAGTTAAAAATTTACTTTTGTTTTTTTTGTTTACTGTTGCGGTATAACCAGGAGAAGTTTCTGTTTTTTGTATATATTGTTTCTCTTCATTTGGGCTTAATTTATCAAAAGAATCTTTATTATATACCTCGTCTATGTCGTAAGAATAAAGTAATAAATATTTTCTTACCTTTATTTTATTCCTTTCTCCTACTTTGTCGAGCCTAGATAAAAAAGTGTCTCTACTTACACCACTAGGAGTTACCTTATCTAAGAAAAATTTTCTAGTATCTTTTACTGCGACTATTATTATTTTATGGTTTTTTATTAAAGATTCAGCGTTTTTATAAAGATTGTCTAAACTTTTTTCAACTCTTATGCTTTGTTTAGAACCTCGACTTTTTGAATTTTTTAAAGCTGATTCAAATTCTCTTTTGGCTATTTCTGCTTCTTTAGTAGATAGTTTAGAGAGCCTGTCTTGCATATTGGCTATAACGCTTTTTCCGCTATCTCCAGATCTAAATTTTTTATCTAATTTATCTGTGAAATCATAATCAGGAGAAATGAAAATAATAGATGCCATTACAGTATCTTTGACATGTTTAGAATTTCATCAGCTAATGTATCAACGTTTAGAAGATAGTTTTTAGATTCTTTCATGACTACAGGTGACATAAATGCTCCTTGTGTAGATGGATTAGATACGAAGTCAAAAGCTACCATTTCATAATCTTCACCAACTTCGTAATAAGGTGAACCATTTCTAAGTCCAGCTTCCCTTAAAGTTCCAACTCCTCGAGAACTTATTCCTGCCGTGTGTCCCTTATCAAAATATTGTCTTAGTAAATTACCCTTTGGTGTCCAGTCTAAAATTTCAGCAATACCGTATATGTCATCTCCGTCCCACCAAATTTGTCTAATTATGTGAGATGCCTCGGATAGCCAGGTATCAGCTCTTTCCGGATGATCTAATTCTCCGTAAGCTATACCCTCTTTTATTTTATCTTGATATTTTTTAACTTGCTCATCCATCAATTTTCGAGGGTACATCCTTTTATTATGATTTACGGAATCAGCTCTTTGTAAGATTCCTTTAACCAATAATCCGCCGTTTTTACCTTTGGATTCCTTTAATATGCAGCTAACAGGATTAAAAGTAGATATGGAGTCTATTAGGAGTACTCTATTTTGTGCCATTATTTAGATTTTTTAAGAATTCGTCTATGAAATTTATTACGGATTCTTGTTTTAAAAATGGAGTGGATTTTTGTTTTTCTTTATCCCTCTCTATTTTATTGAAAGTTGTTTTCTTTATAAACTTGTAAGATTTTTCTTTTGTCTCAGGTTTTCTCCTCTTGAAAACTAATGGAGTTCTCGGGGGGCCTTCACCTCCATCCAAATTTCCAGTAACATTCATTTCATTATTAATCTCATCCTCATCATCAATTTGTAAATATTTAGATGAGGACTCGTTAGTAGGACTACCCACTTTATAGTTCTTGTTTAAAGACTCAAATAGGTACTTCATGAATGTTTCTTTATTGTTTTTTATATTTTTCACTTCTCTATAACATTTACAAACTCATAATATTTCATGATAACATGTATATGATCCTCTGTAATATATTTTGCATTATTAACTTGATCTAAGACATCAATCATTTCATTTAATTTATTTGATGATGTTACATTTTCAATCTTAGGAATAATGTTATTAATAGATTCTTTTAATCTATTTGTTTCAGATGTAATAAATGTTTTAAATTCATCTGATGATGTTTCCATGTTTATATAATTGCCTAATAATGTTTTTTGCTCATTTAATAGACCATTGTATTTATCATTATACTTTTCAATCATTATCTCAAATGCTGACAATCTAATATCTTCTGATTCTGTTAAGTATTCAGATGACATGGTATTAGATGATTCTACATTGCATATACATTCTATTAGATTTTGTTTATTTGAAACCATTACTGGAGGATTATCCGATTGATTGTATTCGAATAATGTATAGATGCTTGCATAGTTTTGGTAATTCTCTACTTTTATGTCAAAAAAAGAATCCCCGCCGAAATATGATGTAATGTCTTTGTATAATCTATATTTCTCCTTATTCAATTTTTCAAGGTCTAAGGAGTTTCTAGCTTCTTTTATGGATTCAATAAATTCATTAGCGAGGTTAGGACTTTTTACTTTCTCTTTAGTTAACATTTGATAGAACGTTAACTCTTGTCTAATCTGTGAATTGTTTGAAAAGTGTTTTTTTATAATCGAGGATATTTCATTTATCCCTTCTCCTTGTAATACATTGCTAGTCATTTTTTTCACTAACATTTCAAAAATCAATCCCGTATTCCGGTGCTTTTTGTGTTTTATTTTCTTCATTTTTTATAGTTGTGAATTTCTTATTAAAAGAAATTATTTTAAATAAATATTGTAATGTTTATCTAAATCACTCTAAATCTAGTAAGTTATTTTCATTTAGTAAATCTGAATCCGGTGCTTTTTCATTTTCTTTGAATGCTTTTTCTATAATTAGATTCTTGTTTCCTATAACACTGTCAAATTGTCTGCGAAGAGAATTTACTAGTTTTGATTCTAAATTTACGGGATTTTCTCTCTTTCTTGCTATTAAAGGGTTTTTTTCTCCTTCTAAATTAGATTTCATGTCTCGATCTCCCATTGCATCTCTACCATTAACTTTATCGTCTTTTGTTCCAAAGGTTCCTATTCTTTTTGGTCGTCCTCTGTTATCCTCTTTATCTACAAATTCTAACTCTTCCCCGTCGTCAAATGACATTGGATTAACGTCATTTCCTTTGGATGCTAATTTTAATGACATCATATCATGTGGAGTGCCGAAACTTTGCCCTGAAAGTTTTGGGTCATTTCCTTCTGTCTCTATCTGAGCGTGTCTAAAAGTTGTCATCAAATCTTCGATAATCAATTCCTCCTCTGTTAATCTTTCTGATTCTGATAACTTAAATAGATTTTCATGAATGTACTTTCTAGAGAATAGTTTAGAATCCTGCATAGTTAAAGCGAGATTCATTTTCTCCGTCATTATTTCAACTTTCTGTCTTTCATAAACTAAAGAAGGGTTATTTAAAGAAAGAGAAAAATCTATTAATTCCTCATTTTTATATCCCTGAGTATATAGGTGAATAATTGCAATCTTATTTAATTCAGATACTATTATCTTTTGTATTCTTTCTATTGTTCTTGCGAATCGTACATCTTCTGCTGCAATCATGGATTTACCCTCCGTGTCCTTATCATACCCCAAGAAAGGCTTAGGTATTTTTAAGGCAGCCATCATCCTATTCCTCACATATTCAATATCATCCATAAACCCTTGATTACCTAATCCTGGTAGAGTTGTTATTTCACTGCTTGAATCTTTGCCTCTAACCGGTAAATAGTAATCTTCTAGCATATTCTGGAGATTAAATTTTAAGTTATAATCTCCTGTTCTTTCATCAACATATGGTGTTTTCTTCATTGCCGATATGATAGTTGACATGTAGTTATCTACTTCATTAGGGGGAATGCTTCCAACATTTATTTTAAATACTCTTCGTTCCGGCGCTCTCATTATTCTATGAATCAACATAGCGTCCTCCATCAACGTTAGCATCTTGAAAATCTTTCGTGCAGGCTCTATTTGGCTTCTACCATAAGGTAAAAAATTACTATCAGATAATAATCTAAAATGAGCTATTTCATGATAATCTAATTCTTTATTTTTTCTTTCCTCGTTTCTATACACAATAGGACTCATTTGAGTAGTATGTAATCCTTCGTATATAAATTTAACTTCATAAGGATTTTCCGGGTTTGTTCCTTCCATCCTTCTAACTTCATAGGCTGATAAAGGAACAACATTTTTTATACCAAGACCCTCTTCTATATCTAAATATAAATAAAAATCTCCATATTTACATAAGGATCTTGTCCAACTCCATAAATTATACTCTATATTTAATATATCGTAAAATAAATTATAAAGTATTTTTTTAATATTCTCATTTGGAGTACTAATATTTAACAAATCTCCCTCTACTGACATTACCGTACTTTCGTCTGCATAAATATCTAATGCAGACGCTATGATTGGATCTGTATCCATGGCTTCATAGTCTGTGAATATCTGTAACTTTGAAGAGTGAAAATTTATGGTGTTGTTATTAGGAGAATACCCGTATTGCCTAGATGTATGTAAACCAGAGAATCTGTCCGCATAACCGACTTTATCTTTAGTACCTGCACCTTGTAGCCTAGAGGTGTCAATAACTTTAATCCTGTCTTTTCCAATTCTTCTAACAATAACTTGCGTAGAAAATAATCTCTTTAGTTTTGCTTGTATTGAATTATCCATATTTTTATTTTATAAGCCAAGTTAGACTCTCTGATTCATTACTTCTAGTTTTCATAGACCAAGAGTCGTGTACTTTATTAGAGTTACTTGGAGTGTATATAGTTTTTGTTGTATTATTTAGTAAAGACCTAGTGAAACTTATCCCTAGTGTTTTCATCTTCAAAGAAGTATCTCTGACCCAAAGTCCTATAGCGAAAGACATAACCAAGTCATCGTTATACCCGTCTCTAGCCTCTGCTTTATGGTCTTTCCACACAAAAGTAAACAATTCTTGTATTAATCTCTTACTATATACTATTGGAGATTTTTCTCTATAGTATGTCTCTAATTTAGAAATCATGACAGGTCTTGTTTTGGTGGAAGTTGTAAATCCTGGAACCATGTTGTCTTTAATTAAGTAGTCGTGATTTAGATTAACATGTACATCCGGGTCTACGAAAGGGTCGTTTCTGAAAGTATAATAAAGATTTTGATATCCTAAATCTATTATAGTCTGCAAGACAGCCCAGCCAACATAAGCATTTTCTACAGCTAGTAAAGCTCCATTGTATTCGGAAGCTATACTCATTAATAAATGTCCAAATTCGGTGGTGCCAATCATACTCTTAAATTCTGCAACTTGTTCTAATGTTTCTATATTTAAAACATGAAAAGCAGAAAAGTCAGAAGAATCCCCCCTAGATACATCCGCACATACAACGTAAGTACAATCACTTTCAGGATATTTCCACACCCATAAATCCCCAGTCTCACCTCTTTTTTCTATTGGGTCTTTTACACAATTATTCTCATACCATACTAAAATACTACCATCAACAACAGTATGACCAGATGTTAAGAAGTCGCCATCGCACTCTTGAGCTGCTGCTTTTTCTCCTAGTAATATGTCTTGTTCCTTTCGCCACTTCCAATCCCTTTCTGGGTGTACCGTCCATGGTAAAAATATAGAAGTAAAATCTCCTCCATTTAAAGATTCCTGCCAAACTCTATGAAATAAATTACCTACTCCATTAGGTGTGGATAATAATATACAACTACCTCCCGTCGCTAATGTAGATTGTGCAGCTGTCCAAATTTCTTCCGAATTAGAAATGTGAGCTGCTTCATCTATAACTAATAAAGACAATGCCTCGGATCTTGCAGAATCAGGACTTGATGATACGGCTTTAACACTAGACCCATTGTTTTTAAATCTAAGCATCATTTTATTGTCCTCTAATGTCTCTTGTTTTAGCCATGAAGGTAAAAAATCATGCATTAATCTAATTTTATGAACTAAGTTTTTTGCTACATCTTGTTTGGTTGCAATAATAAGAACTTTATACCCGCTGTTAAATATCATATTATGCAAAATGAATGCAGCTGATAAAGTCGATATTCCTAACTGCCTTCCCTTGTTTATGATAATATATCTTTCCTTATGCATCTTTTCTAATGTGGTCTCCTGGAATGGATAAAGACCAAACAATATACGTCCTTTTGTAGGGTGCTCTATTTTGCAGTATTTCTTAGTGAAATAAGTTGAATCTTTTGCACATTTCTTATACTCCTGAGCTATTGCTAGTTTTACTTTATTTGTTGACATCTATATTTAAATCTTCTTCATTTATATTATATGTTCCCATTATATCATCTCTTAAATTATTAAAATCTGATCTAATCTTTTCCAAAAATGATTCTTTATTTTCAATTGACCATTTTTCAATAGATCCATCTGCATGAGAATATCCCATGTTGTCAAATGATTTTAATAAAATTTCTACTTCTTTAGATGCTTCTCTTAGAAATGATACTGCATTCTCTTTCTTTTTATCATGAACATAAGTATCAAATTTTCCATTTAGCTTTAAGTCCGCTTCATATTTTATTGTACATTCTAAGCATCTTCCTGTCTTTTTTCCCAATTTGTAATCTGCTTGACCGAAAAGTTTGCCGTCACATGTATCTAAGCAATTCGGAAATTTACTTATGCTATCTAATTCTTTTAGTATTTCTCTAACTCCCTTAGATCTTTTTACTTTATACCCATCTCTTTGTTCCCATTCCGTTACATGACCCATAGGTGAAACATCTTCCCATATATCTCCTACTTTTCTTATTTCGGAATCTTCCTTCTTTCTATATCCTATAGTTGTTCTATTCTGGGTTTTATGTTCTCCTATTAGAAGTTTATTTACCGCTTCTATATTTTTTAATTTACTCATGGTTTTCTCCTTTTTCTAAGTTTGAAACTCTTTTTGTTATATCTTTTATTAAATCGTATAATTCCTGTATAGCTTTTAGATTATATACCGAAAGTTTATCATAGTTAACAGCTAGAACTCCTTTTTGTCCTTCTATCTTAAACTCTTTTAATAAACCTGTTTTAAGTCCGTCGGTTATATCTTGAGCTATAATACCTACTTCTTTACCATCTAAGTTAGACGGAATCCTATGAGATGAAGATGTTTTATTTACTTCTAAAATAACACCTTTCATTTCATCTGTGTTCCAATTATAATTAACAGGTTTTATGGTATATAGTTGTTCTAATACAGGATTGATTTCCTCTATATCCTTTTTTAGCCTTCTGTCTGAAAATGCTGGGTAGCCATATCCTATGCCTCTTTCTCCCTTCTGTCCTTTCTGTCCCGGAGGTCCTGCGCCGCCGGAACCTCCTGTAGGACCTACTGGTC